GGGTTCGGAGAAGGTGAAGACACTTCTTCCTCTATTGCCAGCCTCATAGCATCGGCTGGTTATGCACCACAATCCGCTCAAGACAACACTACAATGTCCAAGGTCGGAGCAACTTCTGTATTGGGCAAGGTGACTATTGCACAATTAGATGGAACAGGCGAGCCAATTGAAACATGGACATTAGTTAATGCTTGGATTAATGATGTTAAGTTCGGAGATTTGGCGTATGACGGCGATGAACTGACAGAGGTTACAATCTCCATTAAATACGACTGGGCTGAACTAGAGAGTTCTGGCAACAGAATCTTTAAGCGTGGCGTTTAATATTAATCTTTTTATTTAACAAAAAACATTTCTTGTGTTATTATTAAAACAAACCCTAATGAAAGAAGGTGTGAATGACAAGAAAAAATGAAGATCGTTTTGGAATTAGCGATCCGCACACAGCCGCTGATGTATCTGCCCCCGCAGCATCAGCTACAATTCCAACCCCACCACAACAAGCAGCCTCACCGTTGAGTTTTGTTACTCCAACTGAGTTTGTTGAGCTACCCTCCCATGGAAAGTTTTATGCCGAAGATCACCCTCTTCATAATAAAACTGTTATTGAGATTAAACAAATGACAACCAAGGAAGAGGATATCCTCACTTCACAGGAGTTGTTGCGACAGGGTAAGGCCATGGATAGGTTTGTTAGACAAATCATCCTTGATAAATCTATAAATCCAGACACTCTTCTCATTGGAGATAAGAACGCTGTTCTTGTCGCTGCTCGAAGATCTGGATATGGGGCTGATTATAGAACAAGAGTTTCTTGCCCCAGTTGTCAGCAACAATCGAATTATCAATTTGATTTAAATTCTGCCTCCTATACCGATGGAACAGAAGAAGCTGAAAATGAAGATAGTGTCTCTATTGCCGAGAGTGGGAATTACCTAATCAAGCTTCCAGTTTCTGGATGGTCTGTAGAGGTTAAACCCTTGAACGGAGAAGATGAAAGAGAGATTCTTGCGACAGCAGAAAAGAGAAAGAAAAGAAAACTCCCAGAGGATACTTTGACAACTCAGATGAAGCTGTTTATCGTTTCTATTCAAGGCATCACAGACAGAACACAAATTAATGAGGCAGTCTCTATTATGCTTGCGAGAGATTCCAGAGCATTGCGAGATGCTTATAAGAGGGTCACACCAAACATTGATCTGACTCAAGACTTTTCGTGCTCAGAGTGCAGTTACTCTGGAGATATGGAGGTTCCGTTTACGACGGACTTCTTTTGGCCTAAGCAATGAGTACATGGAAAATGTATATGAGCAATTCTTCTTCCTGAAGTATTATGGCGGTTGGAGCTTCATTGAAGCATATAGCCTCCCGCTTGGACTTAGAAAGTGGTTCGTTGAAAGGCTTAAAAAGCAGATGGAAGACGAACAGGACGCTATGAAAAAGGCGCAAGGAAGAAGATAAAGTCTTACAGACACACCTAAAAAGAGGAACGCAAGTTCCTCTTTTTTGTTTCTATCAAACTACTTATATTAGACTGGTATATCAAGGAGATGCTATTAAGATGATAGACGATAAAGAATTACAACCTATAGAGATTGACTTGGATGCATCAGCCAATGGAGAGATCACAGAAAGCTTTCTGGCCATGTTCGGATCAGGTATTAAACTGATCATGCAAAGAATGTTTGGCGGTGGCCGTGGCGCCCTCCCAGTTAAGGTTAAAGGGACCAAGAGGCAGGTTGCTGATTTTGCCAAAACACTTGGGTCGGAGAAAAAGTATATCAAGACAGCGGCAAAATATGGTCTTGACGATCCGAGAACCTATAAAGATAAATTTAAATTGAGAAAGATGATCAGAAAGTTTGAATCATCAACAAAATTGAAATGGCCTTTCAAATAAGAATAGTTTATACAAACAGAGGAAACCTGCTCTAAATGCCAAAAGATCCAAATGAAAATAAGCAACTATCGCTCGACCAGCAGATTGCTACGACTCTTGAAGTAGAAAAAGAAATCAAGCTTAGGGAAGAAGGCTATCAGATACGAAAAAAGGTGTTAGATTCTGATTTAAACTCTCTCGACCGCCAAAAAGAATTAAATGCGCTAAAAGAAGAGGAATTAAAGAAGGGATCTGACGCATCAAAGGAAAAGCTGCGACAAATAGATTCCGAAATCCAGCAAAATAAACTAGCTCGAAAAGCTGTTAAAACTGCCGAGCATCAACTCGGTATATTGAAAGATCAAAATAACGAGCTAGTCGATGGTGGATTAAACAGACAAGCTCTTCACGCAATTAATATAAAAGATAATGAAGCCTATAGAGCACAACTTGACTTATCTCTGCAACTTAAGAACATAACACAAGAAGAATATGATATTCAGCTAGATAATATCGAAGCGAGAGATCGGCATATACAACAATTATCTGGTATCACCGAACAGACTAATCTTATTTTGGCTACTACAACTGGTATTAGTGATACATGGAAAGATACCATAGTTGGGCGTGTCATGGCCACCGAAGGCGGCTTAGGCGAAGTTGCAAAGAGCCTCACAGCCTCGATGCATCCAGCAAACCTTCTTGGCTCTTATATGATGAAGGTCCAAGAGGCCACCGCTGCTGGTATTATTGCATTTTCAGATGCAACATCTTCATTGAACGCTCTTACTGGAGCAGGAGGCGCTTATAACGCTCAAATAGTCGAGATAGCAAAAAACACTAGACAAATTGGAGTTGGCTGGGCTGGAGCAGCAGAGGCAATTGGAGAACTCCACTCAAGCATGACAGGCTTTACAGACCTTTCTAAGAGCGCCCAAACCGAGATAACAAAAACAGCAATAGGGTTAAGCAAGCTAGGAATCTCAAGCTCTACAACTGGAAAATCCATAGACGATCTCATGAAGGGTCTTGGAATGACGAAGCAAGGCGCCCTTGCTGTACAAGAAGATATGGCTAAAATGGCAATTGCCTTGGGAATCCCACCAGCACAGATGGCTGAAGGTTTCGCAAGTGCTATGCCACAGTTGGCATCTTGGGGAAAAGAAGCACCTGAGATATTCAAAAAGGTTGCAGGAGCAGCCAAAAAGCTGGGTGTCCAAATGGAAACCCTTCTCAGCTTCTCATCCCAGTTCGACACGTTTGACTCTGCGGCAACGGCTGTTGGTAAATTAAATTCTATCCTCGGCGGTGATCTCCTTAACTCTTATGAGATGATGAACGCTTCAGCAGAAGAAAGAAATGAAATGCTTCTTGAGAGTATTGAGCTTTCTGGAAAATCATGGGAATCGATGAATCGCTTTGAAAAGATGGCTGTTGCAAATGCTGCTGGTATCACTGACATGAACGAGGCCCAGAAATTGTTCTCAGGTGGTCTTAGCGCATATAGAGAAGGTCTTAGTGTAACCGCAGCATCTCAAGAAGAGTTAGAACGAAGACAAAAAGCCGCTGCGTCCGTAACGGAAAAGCTTACAATGTTGTTTGAGTCCTTTGCAATTGCAATTGAGCCAATTGTATCTCTAGTTACTTGGGTTGTTGATGGATTAATGAGTCTTGGCCCTCTTATTCCTATAATAACAACAATGGCCTCGACATTTATTTTTCTATCAACGGCTATTAAAGCTGCTGCAATAGCACAAGCTATGTATAATTCTATAGTCTCTGCTGGTGAAACCATCTATCTTAAGATTTTATATTTTAAAGACTGGTGGAGAGGGCTTAGTGTTGCAACCTGGCTGCAAAATGCTGCTCAATCTGCTCTTAACTTTACAACGGGAGCTTATGAAACCGTTGTTTTAAAGCTATTGTATTTTAAAGATTGGATAAAGGGGCTTAGTGTTGTAACTTGGTTGCAAAATGCTGCTCAAGCTGCTCTTAACTTCACAACAGGCGCTGCATCTAAAATATATAGAACACTCACCAAATGGACTTGGTTACAAACAGCAGCAAAAGGCGCCCTTGCCTTAGCATCAGGTGTCTTGGGTGGTTCTCTTGGTACGCAAGCAATAGGTCAAGTCGCTGTAGCGGATACAGCAATACCAGCAGCAGCAGGAACAGCAACAATGGGAACAGCAGCGTGGTATGCTGTAATTCCAATTGGATTGATAGCCCTCGGGCTGGGAATGATGGCTCTTGGATTTGGCCTAGTAGCAATTGCAATTGCGGGTATTATTTATATGATGATTGAGTTTGTCAAATTGATGATAGAATCCCCAATGGCAGTGGTGAAGATGGCGGGAGCTATGTCAATACTTGCATTATCTTTTGTTGGGTTTTCAGTAAGCTTAATAGGTTTGGCGCTTGTACTGCCGCTGATACCATTGGTCGCCGCAGGAATATTTGCCATCGGAATGGCAATGCGTACAATCCCAGAATCAAAAACAATAACATTTGCTACAGCAATGAGTGGTTTAGCCGAAGTCGCCACTGTTACTCCTGCAACGGTCGAAGGCGTAAGGGGAATTGTTGAACAAGCGGCAGCTTATTTGGACATTCAAGCTGGCTTTAAAGCCCCCGACGCAGATGCATTTGTTCAGGCATTAACGAAGGCCAGCGAGATACAATCACAGAAATCTGGCGCAAAAGGCGGTGGAAAAGATATCGTACTTGTACTTAATGATAGGGAGTTCGGAAGAGCCATCAATGTTCAGCTTAATAGCAAACATAGTGTGGCAACTCGATAGATAAGATAATATGGCAATAGAACAACCAGAAAGTTTCACATCCTTTGATGGAGATCAAACAAATGAATTCGCAAACAAGGCAAAATATGTTATTGAATTTTATCATATCGCCACTGGCAAGTCTGTTAGGTTTAAGGCGATGCTAACAGAGTTTTCAGATAATTATGACTCACAGTGGTCTTCAGAAGAAGTGTATGGTCGAATGGATCCTATCAAGACGTTCAAGACGACAATCAGAACTATTACTTTAGCGTGGGACGTTGTTGCGGGATCTCAAGAAGAAGCGGTAGAAAATATGATAAACTGTAGTACATTATTTCAAATGTTATATCCAACGTATGCATCAGCAGGATCATCATCAACTCTTCAAGCCCCACCCTTGTTTAAATTAAAGCTTTTAAATCTTATTCAAGATGTATCAAGAGCACCCGCTCCTGGAAAACACGCTTCAGCGAAAGCTGCTGGGCTTGTCGGATCTGTTTCTGGGTTTAAGTATTCACCGAATCTCGATCACGGCGTTTTTGCCGAAGGCCAAGGGACTGTGTATCCACAATCCTTAAACCTATCCTGTACATTCTCTTGTATGCACACACACCCACTTGGATATGGCCCAGATGGAGAATTGAGAAACAAGAAGGGGAGCTTCCCATACAACGTCAAAAGGAAAGAAACACCAACTCAAGCTGGAGGGAACACAACTACTGCTGCTCCTGCTGCAAGCACACGACACCAACAACATCAGGAGGAGAGACTTACCTCTGAGCAAAAGGGAGATGGTGTTAGCAGTCAGCCGAAGTAGGGAAGGATAGAAAATGGTAAAAAGATTAACAAGAGGCGTAGTTAGAAACGAAGAAGAATTATACGAAGACACTTTTCGAGAAAGAGGTGTTAGGCATATAGATCATTATCCAACTGCCACTCTGCACCATCCTGAAGCAGCAGAGTTGCGTGGTATTGAATTCATAAGCCATGTGTGGAAGGTTGGCGACAGATATTCTAAACTTGCATATAAACACTATGGGGATTCTAAACTATGGTGGATACTAGCCTGGTACAATCAACTCCCTACAGACTCTCATGTGGAGCTTGGCCATATCATACAAATACCCATGCCCTTAAATAAGATACTGGCAGCACTAAGGGGGTAATATGGCAGAAAACGAAAAGCCTGAAGAGGAGAAAAAAGAACCAAAGCTCACCAATGACGCCGCTAGGATTTCCAGAAGATTTCAAGAACAATGCTTTCTAATAGACAACCTAGAGATCTTTCAGAAAAAAAATAGTCAGAGTTATAGAAATTTTATAAAAGTGTCTTCAAGCAATCCTCAGCTTTTTATTTCTCAGCTTACAACCTCCAACAAGATCAATCCAATGATGAGGGCTACACCTGCTCAATTATCATCACTGGTTCCACATATAAAAATATTTAAAATTTATTATCCATCGCCGGATAGTAAAGGTGAAGAGTATGAACTACCCTTTCGGAGCCACCTAACCCATGAGTCTGTAGAAGTAATGACGAAGACTAGAAGGGGCCGAGGCAGCGGCGTCGGAATCAAAAGCTTTGATTGGAAATTTAATGGCTCTAACCCTGCTGAATCTGAAAGGCTTGTGGAGGCAACCCTTGTGCTGTCGTTTCAAAATATTGATGACTTGGTTGAAAAGCAAACACTGACAGAGGTTAGCGGATCAAACAGGAAAACTAGAAAAATTGGTTTCCTCGATCTCATACATCAAGAAAACAAGACTACCAAATCAAACAACCCCTGCTCCGCCACTACTCGTGAGTATAATGAAAAATACTTTAGAATGAAGATACAGGTCGGCTGGGCTGTCCCAAAAACATGGCTTGATGACGCTGGCAACGAGGTAAGCTCTGATAGATATAAAAAAGCCATTGAGCAGTCTGGGTATACATTTTTTCTAACAATGGTGAAACATGATTTAAATTTTAAAGAAGACGGGACGGTTGAGTTAACTGTAAATTATATGGCAGCAATGGAAGGCTTTCTATCTGACGCCAGATCTGACATACTTCTTCTTGATGGAAATGAAAAGATATCCAAAGCCAAGAAAGAAATAGAAAAATATAAAGATGAGCAAGCTAAAATTCAAAATAAATATAAAGATGAGAAGCAAAGAAAAGAAGCTCTTAAGACCCTCAAAGAGGAGAAAGAGGGCGAAACAGGAGTTCTGGCTTGGATCAAGGGCCACGTTCCCTTCTTCGGAACCGGACGCCACCACAGTCAAGTAACATCCCCAGAAGAGGCTATCAAGGCGGAAAAAACAAATCTGTATAAGCAGTTTTTAGAAAAATTACAAAAAACAGGTGGAATATATAGCGTCGAGCTTTCAAACGAGGAACTTGGAGCATGGACTGATGAGAACGATTGGTTTTCTTTCAGTACCGAACAAGAATCCGAAGCCGATGTAAAAGAGAGAAGAGCCTCAAAAAAAGTCCCAGAGGCAAAAGATGAACCATCCTGGCTTAAAACTATTGTAAAGTCAGACACCCCTTTTGATAATCTTAAAAAAGCTGCAACAGAACTGGCAGCAGAAGACGCCGACGACAAAGAGGAGGTGCGTGAAGGCTTATCCGAAAAGGCATCAACAGATACAACACTAAACTATGTTTATCTTGGAGCCGTGTTAGAAACAGCTTTAAGTGTCCTCAACGAAAATAAACATAGGCCCCCAGAATTAGCCACTATGGTAGGTCCGATGGAGTGGGTTCACCCAAGAGATCCTGGGCTAAAGAGGAGAATGACCAATCTTGCAGATGTGCCAATTTCGTTAAACATGTTCAATATGTGGTTTTTTGACAAGTGTATTGCGCCACAGAGAGATAAGTGGCTCTTGAGAGATTTCCTTCAGAATCTAATTAAGACTTTAATAACTTCGGCCATAAGTCCAAAGTGTTTTGAAATGGAATCACCACAGTCAAGCACCAGAGTCTATCTAAATGTCACACAGCTACCGCTTGATGATAAAAAACGATGTAAGCTTACTAATCAATCCTCTGTTAAGGGGATTAATGCAATCAGGAATCTCAATTTAGATCGAATTAATTTAATGGATCCGAGGTATGATTTTCCACAGGGTGACTCTGCTGCTGGCTTAAAATTTCAACCTTATTTATTTATGTATGCCAACAACATAAACCTCTTTTCTCTCGGACCACCAAAGGATAGGACACAGACAAGAGAACAACGAGATATGAACAAGTACGGGATATATCATTTTAGAATTGGTGCAGACCGTGGCCTTGTTAAGAGTATCAAATTTAAAAAGAATGATGCCCCGCACATTGGTGCAGCAAGAATATCTCAAGAAGGGCCAGGTGTCCTGGCGCTGAGAGAGTTATATAATGCCGATGTGGAAATGTTTGGTAATGCAATATGGAAGCCGGGATCTATTGTGTTCATTGATGCATCAGATACTACTCTAGGTGCTAGTGCTGTTTCTCACAATGCAAGGGGTGCGTCAACTGGACACACATCAATTTCACAGGCTCTTGGTCTTGGCGGATATTATTTTATAACGTCTGCAAACTCTTTTATTGAAGCTGGTTTGTACAAGACCTCTCTAAACTGTATCTGGCAAGCCTCTGGAACTGGAAAGGGCAAAGGATCCGACGTGCGCTCTGAAGACTGCACTGAAAACACTGGCGGATCTACAGGGGCAGATGTAACCCCGGCCTCTTCATCCAAACCAGAACCAGTGGGTGGAAATCCGAGTAGAGGAAACACTGGCAATCAAAGTGTTATTGGGCAGATGGGGAGCATGAAATCGTGAAAATAAAAGATGTTTTAAAGAGCGAGCATATAAGCAAACCGATTGGTTCCAATGAATTAGGCTCGCTTGGTTCATTTTATTGGAGAGGGGTATACGAGTCCTTTGTATATCCAGATATAGTGGAAAAGCCAATTGATATGTGGCGTGAAGATATTCATTTTGGAAGAGTCAACTCCGTGGGAGATGCAGTATATCCAGCGGAAACTATTTTAAAACAAGTTCTAACAGAGAACGATGAAACAATATTGGCGGTGAACTTTGTTGCAGAAGCTTGGCATGACCTTAGATCATACATTGTAAATTCTATAAAATCAGGAAAGATAAGTGCCGACGACTCTTTGTATGGAAGCTTCGACGCTGTTGCTGGTTGGGAAAGTGTTCATACCCTCTTCCATGAATGGAATGGTGTGTTTCATGACATATTTGCTGGTCCCTTCATGAACTCCGTTCGTGATCAGAAAATTGTAAACTTCAAAGGATTTGTTCGTGTATATTTGGAGTTTAATGATAAGATGACAATACGATTTCCCCAATCAAGAGAGCGTTGGATAACCTCAAGTTGGTGTTCACCACTGTGTTCTGGTCTGATTATTGAAGTTGAAAAGGCTCCGTATGGTGAAGACGAGATAAAGTCAAAGTTTATTGATGATATAAACTTCCAATATATTGGTGAAGCTGCAAGGAAGTTTGGATTCAAGATTGATAAGAATGCTCCATGGCGATTCGTCGCAGATCTGGAATCAGATAGAATGAAGTCCTATATGGCAAAATATGACATAAACAACTCAGAGGATCTATATAAGAGATTCTATTATAACTCTTACTATTATGAATATGATGTTTTTAAACATTATCTGTGGGGTTGGTATAATGCATATGTCACGGCAAATCCAATGTCCAACAAAGTTAAAGCTCGAAAGACCGGAACTCAAACGACCCTTATCTTGGAAGAAAGGGAGAAACTAACAGAACAGCAAGCCTTTGATAAATTCCCAGAACCATTTTGGATGCGGCTGTATGTTTATGTTCGTGCAAAAGAGACTCGCCAAAAGTGGAATCAGGCTAGATTTGATAGAGTTGTGAAGAGAGTTTTGGATTACTGGAGAATTAAAGATCGTCGTACTGCAATGAGGTATTTGCAGAAATCACTAAACAGTGGACAAAAAAATCCCTTTTCTTTAAAAAAAGACTTAACAGGAGAGCAATTAGATAGTATTATGAAAGATAATAGTAATAAAAGAACAAAGGACTCTTTCTCTTTCTAAGGCGAAACAATGCTCTTCCAATCTCTGGATGACAAAATACATTGCATAGGCATCTATTACGATGGAAAACTTGTATTTGATGAGATCCCAGATGGTTTAACTGCCACTTGGAGCTACAACTCTGGCATTGAATCAATTAAACGTGATATCGAGTATGCCCAACTCTATTGTGGTGGCAAAAGCCTCTCAGAAGCCTGCCCAGAGCCTCTCATGGCGGATTGGGAGCGCATTGAAAGTAAGATGAAAGCCTTCATAAGGTCGTTTGTTGAGGCTGGCGTATCGTTTAATGAACATTGCTTCTATGACCTTGTTCCTCCAAGGTTTTTACTTGAATACTGCGATTTAAAGAATCAGATATGTGAACATGTCATTGAGACTTATGAAAAACCCCAAAATTATAATTTTTTAGCTGAGTTATCTTTTATTTCAGAAACGATCGCCTCTAAGCCTTTGAATTTGCAGACAGATGTTCTAAAAAGCCAACTTCAGGTGACAAAAATACGGAACTTCTGGAAGAAATCTATTAACATGAGCCGTAACATAAGGTATAATATATATGGTACTCGTACTGGACGATTAACCACAACTAAGAGTAGTTTTCCCATCCTCACAATGGATAAGGACTTTCGCAAGGTGATTAGACCTAAAAATGATTGGTTCGTTGAGCTTGACTTCAACGCAGCGGAACTTAGAACCCTTCTTGCGCTCTCTGGAAAGAAGCAGCCTGAAGAGGATCTACATGAGTGGAACCGCAAGAACGTATTCGAGGGCAAAGGAACAAGGGACGACGCAAAGAAGAGAATCTTTGCTTGGCTATACAATCCAGCCTCCAAAGATTACTTATCGGGCAGAGCATACAGTCGATCCGACGTTCTCAGTGAGTATTGGAACGGACAAGAGATCACCACACCATTCGACAGAACAATCAAGGCAGATGGAGATCATGCCCTGAACTATATTATTCAAAGCACAACAAGCGATCTGCTATTGAGCCAGATGATCGAAGTGAACAACTTTCTTGAGGGCAAAGACTCTCACGTTAGCTTTTGTATTCACGACAATGTTGTGCTTGACATGACCGAGGAAGACTGTAAGAAGCTTCCAGAGATTGTGCGGATATTCGCAAATACCAAGCTAGGTAAATACAAAGTGAATGTTCGTGCGGGAAAAAACTTTGGTGACATGAAGGAGATTAACAATGCCAGTTTACAATAAATTAGTAAGGGACGAGATCCCAAACATCCTGACGGAGAAGGGGAAGAGTTTTATTTCCCGCCCTGCAAAGGATGGAGAAGAATATCAAAGCAAGCTCATGGAGAAACTACAGGAAGAGGTGGGCGAGTTTCTTGAAGCCCCCAGTGCAGAAGAGATTGCAGACATTCAAGAAGTGCTTGATGCTCTTGCACACTCTATCGGATCTAGCATCGCAGAGGTCAACAACCTCAAGGTTAGAAAAGCTGCAACTCGTGGACGATTCACAGATGGACACATCTTGGAATCAGTAGAGGATTGATATGGACGCCGTAGTTGGATTGGGTGCGGCTGGCTGCAATATAGCAGATCAGTTTGCGAAATACCCACAATATAAAGTGTACAAGATTGATGTGGGCTTGGAGAGCCTTAACGATCTCAGTGGTATTGTCTTGGATGATGCTGATGACAATGTTAAGACCTTCTCCATGCCTCTTCAATTGACCTCCGAGGACTATGAAAAGAATTGTCCTTCAATGAAGACGTTCTTCGAAGAACTGAAAGAGGGAGACAATGTTCTCTTTATTGTCGGAGGCGGCGGAAGGATAGCAGGAGCTTCGCTTCGAATACTTGAAACTATCAAGGACTGCAAGCTATCGGTAATGTATGTTAAGCCAGACCTTCAGTTGATGGGCGGGAAAAAATATATTCTGGATAGGATCTCTTATTATGTCCTGCAAGAGTATGCACGTTCTGGTATGTTTGAGAGAATGTACTTGACGTATAACCCATCTATCGAAAACGTAGTGGGAGACATTTCCATTAAGGGCTATTTCGAAGAGTTAAACAAGACTGTGGTTTCAACAGTTCATATGATCAATGTATTTGACAACACAACCCCAATATTCGAAAACAGGTCAGAACCAGAAAACCATGTTAGAATATCGACTCACGGGGTTGTAGATCCAGAAACTGGCGAGGAGAGTTTATTCTTCCCGCTTAAAGACATAACAGATAAGGTTTATTATATTGCAGTGAACAAAGAGGTTTTGGAGGATAAAGAATTCTTTAAAGAACTAAAAGGTAATATGAGAAAAAAAGCTGAACAGGACGGTGTGAGTGTATCATACGTTATCAATGAGACAGAATACGAAGATAGCTATGTCTATGTAGTTGCACACTCAGAAGAGATTCAGCAAGAAGAAGAATTAACAAAAAAGCAGGAGTAAAAAATGACAGATGTGTCAAAGGTTATTAGAACAGAGATTAGAACTTTTCTCAAAAAGAACGGAGAAGAGAGAAACATGCACTTCATAAAGTTGGAAGACCTCCCAGAGGAATTTTTAAAGAAGCGCCTCAAGGGGAACAATAGAAAGAAAAACCTTTCAGAAGGTCTTGAGGTTGTATGGGATCTTGATAAGAGGGACTTTCGTGTGTTCAATTGGAATACAGCTACGGGAACTCCGTATCACAGAGTGATGACAGAAGATGTTTTGTTTGAAAAACATCTTAACACATAATAATAATAATGGTATAATAAGGAATAGATGTTTGGAATATTTGCCAAGCATACTACAGAGTAATTTACTCAAAAAGGAGAAAAAATCATGGGTATTGATTTAAACAAGATGAGAGATAAGCTGACAAAGCTTCAAAATAAAGGTGGGAACAAATCTATGTTCTGGCGACCTTCAGACGGAGAGCAGACGGTTCGTATCGTCCCAACTGCTGATGGAGATCCCTTCAAGGAATATTGGTTCCACTATAACTTAGGCCAGAACGCTGGCTTTCTAAGTCCAAAAAGAAACTATGGTGAAAACGATCCATTGAACGATTTCATTCAGAGTCTCTACAATGAGAGTACAGAGGAGAGTATTAAGATGGCAAAGAGCCTTTCGGCTCGGCAACGCTTTTTCGCTCCTGTCATTGTTCGTGGCGAAGAGGACAAAGGCGTTCGTGTATGGGGATTTGGTAAACAGGTGTATGAACAACTGTTGAACCTCGTTCTCAATCCAGAGTATGGAGATATCACGGACGTTAAAGAAGGTACTGATTTAAACCTCAAGTATGGGAAACCTGCTGGAGCTTCATTTCCAGTTACCACACTCACCCCTTCAAGGAAGGCAAGCACTGTTTGTCCCGACTTAAGTGATGCAGAGTGTGTTGCTCTATTAGAGCAGGTTCCAGACTTTGATGGACTCTTTGAGCGTAAGACACCAGAGCAGGTAGGTACCTTGCTCAATGCATATCTTGCAGGTGGCGATGACGGAGATGCTGAGGAAGCTTCTAAGGAAACAACCAAATATTCTGGAAGTTCCAACACATCTTCATCCTCTGTCGAAGGAGCTTTTAAAGAGCTTCTTGGATAAGTAGGACTCAGGAATGACCCACAGGGAGGCACAGGGTAATCAGGTGCCTCAACAATCGACAACAAGGGAATAAGAATGGCAAAGAAGAAACAAGAAGAGAAGCCTGGAAAAATGTCAATAGAATCTATTCGCTCTGCAATCAATAAATCCGCAGGTGAAGAGGTCGCTTTTGATTTGGCCAATGCAAACCCGACAAATGTTATACAGTGGATTCCCACTGGCTCACGCTGGCTAG